CCCCAAAGTTTCAAAGTAATTGGCCTTGGCAGCGTTCGCTGCAATACTCTGTCAAACCCTCTTGTGGAATTGAGGGTTCCTTGCTCGAAAAAGCTAGTAAGGATTACTTGCAAGGGTTGTACCAACTTCTCGACAAGCTTCCTCAGATCAAAGAGAGTATCAAACCTCTCAATGAGATGCAGACTGTGTGTGGAATTGATGCCATGCGCTTTATTGACAAGATGCCACCGAACACTTCGGTAGGCTATCCATTGTCAGGTGCAAAATCAAACTACCTCACTTTGCTTGAACCTGAGGAATACCCCTCACATCAGTGTCCTGCACAATTGGACCCGATGTTCTGGGAAGAGGCTTATAAAATGGAGGAACTTTATGCCTCCGGGGAGAGAGCTTACCCCATTTTTAAAGCCTGTCTGAAGGACGAACCAACGCCACGCACCAAGGACAAGGTGCGGGTGTTTCAAGGAGCGCCCATGTGTTTGCAACTTGTTGTTCGCAAGTACTATCTACCAATTGCTCGCACGCTTTCACTGTTCCCACTGGTATCAGAATGTGCTGTGGGAATTAACGCCCAAGGTCCCGAATGGGACCAACTTGCCAAGCATGTAAAGCAATTTGGTGAAGATCGTATTCTTGCAGGAGATTACAGCAAGTATGATTTACGCATGCCCGCCCAGGTAATGTTCGCCGCCTTCAGGATCATGATGGACATGGCTAAATACAGTGGAAACTATTCTGACCGTGATTTAACTATTATGGAAGGAATTGCCACTGATATTTGTTATCCCCTCATGGCATACAATGGAGACTTGATCCAACATTTTGGATCTAACCCTTCGGGGCAGAATTTGACTGTTTACATCAACTCCATTGTCAATTCTCTCTTGTTTCGCAGTGCGTACTTTCATGTCACACGCAACCGAGCAGTTGTACCACCTTTTCGAGAGGTGTGTGCTCTCACCACTTATGGTGATGATGCTAAAAGCTCGGTCCACAAGGATTTCCCAGAATTCAACCACATTTCAGTGGCTGCATTTCTGCAGGAGCGCGACATGGTATTCACGATGCCAGACAAGGAGTCAGAGCCCACGCCCTACATGAGGGATGAGGACGCTGACTTTCTTAAGAGAAAGAATGTCTACTCTGAAGATACAGGTATGATTATGGGAGCTCTTACAGAAGATTCTATCTTCAAGAGCTTACATACCACCCTAAAATCTTCAGCCCTTACCAAGGAGCAGCAATCCATGCAAAACATTGATGGAGCTTTGCGCGAGTGGTTTAACCACGGACGTGAAGTTTATGAAAAGCGACGTGCTCAAATGATTGATGTCGCAGATCGTGCGGGAATCAAACATGGTTGCACTGTCATTCATGAAACATATGATGACAGACTTAAAGCTTGGAAGGATAGATATTCCTAATTGGGCTCTGTCTTGGGAAGACATTAAAAGCATCCCTCCGGGCTTGACTCATAAGCCCGTAAAGTTAAAAATGAGTGCCCTGTACTGGAAACCAAGTTTAGTGATTTTTGATGATTAGACACTAAATTTAGGCTTGCAGGGTATAGTACCTCACTTTTGAGGTACCCCTATTTAGGGGAAGTGTTAGCTACACTAAACAATCATCACCCGCTCAGTGGATTGAGTCACCCATTGAAGTGTACATAGAGACTTACTAGCTTGTATAATAATAATGATAATAATAGATTTAATATAACAATAAATGAAGAAGTTAGAGACCAACAACATCAGAATGTCACTTTTAGTGACCAGACTCCGCAGTGGAGTTACACTGTAGATAGTATGCCTGATTCTACCTTTGGTATGGCTGATGCTAGTGATGCAGATCTTGGATCGTTCTTTTCGAGACCTATAAAGATTGCTGCATACCCTTGGGCTGTAAATCAATTATTCTTTGTAAAGTTCAACCCGTGGAATTTGTTTTTCACCAACCCTAGAGTTATGAATAGGATTACAAACTTTAACCTTTTGAGGTGTAAGTTACATGTTCGAATTGTACTCAATGGTAATGGATTTTATTATGGAAGAGCTATTGCATCTTATATCCCATTGCATACGCATGATGAGTTTACCAGAGACCGTGCTTTCTTCATACAAGATGTTGTCGCTGCCAGCCAACGACCACATGTGTATTTAGACCCAACTTATAGTCAGGGTGGCACTATTCAGTTGCCTTTTGTGTGGTATAAAAATGCTTTAAATATCCCTCTTATGGAATGGGATGAAATGGGCACAATGGTCATACATGGAATACAGAATTTGAAGAACTCTAATGGCAACACAGATCCTATCACAGTATCCGTGTTCGCATGGGCAGAGGATGTTTCCCTATCTATTCCAACTTGTCAAGATCCTGGTGCTTTGACACCACAGTTGAAAGAGGTTTTTGTACCTCAAGCAAAAGATGAATATGGGATGGGAATCGTATCACGCCCTGCGAGTATGGTAGCTCGTGCTGCTGGAGCCCTCTCAAATGCCCCAGTTATAGGAATGTATGCAAGAGCAACTGAATTAGCTGCCAGAGCTATCGGTGGTATTGCCACTATTTTTGGTTACTCTAGGCCTGTTGAACTTGCACCAATTGTTCCATACAAACCCACATTGATTGGAAATTTGTGTAATACAAATGTTTCTGACACATCTCAAAAACTTACTCTGGATGTCAAACAGGAATTGACTATTGATCCTAGAGTGATGGGTTTAGGGGATTCTGATGAGATGGATATATTGTCAGTCGCTATGCGGGAGTCGTGGCTGACTAGTTTTGCCTGGCCTTTAGGTGAACCTATAGAGACTCCCTTGTGGCATTGTGAAGTTTCACCAGTTCTATGGAATGAACTTAATTCAGAAATTCACATGCCTGCCTGCTGTTTTGCAGCAATGCCCTTTCGTCGTTGGAAGGGCACAATGAAATACCGTTTTCAATTTGTTGCTTCTGCTTTTCACAAGGGCAGAATTAAAATTGTGTACGAACCATTTTATCCAACGACAAATGAGTACAATACTAACTATTTGCGTGTAGTTGATCTTGCAAAAGAGCGTGACTTCACTGTTAGTATTGGATGGGGTAGCGAACTTGCCCTACTCAACCACCGCCAACCTGGACAAGATACAGTACCTTATACAGATGGTACACCATTGTTTGCACCTCCTACTTCCTTTGCAAATGGTGTCATTTCAGTTTATGTAGTGAATGAGCTTACAGCACCAACTGATGACTCCGCAAATGGTATTGAGGTCAATGTTTTTGTTTCAGTTGGAGAAGATTTTGAAGTCTATGATCCAGATTCAGCATATATTGAAAATTATGTGTTTTTCGATCCAGAAACTCCTCCCACTATACTTGCCCAGTCACAGGTTCAGGCGGAACCTTTTGAGCCTCAGTCAGGTGAGGAAGTTATGAATCAACCAGATTCAGACCTGACTAAGGCCGAGTCCGAGCCAATTAAATCTGATGTAAATCAGACTTTGGCAACCCAGCTCCCCACAGCATCTCATCTTGTAGATGTTTATTATGGGGATCCCATTGCTTCTTTTAGACAATGTCTGAAGAGGTATACCCTACATACAGTTATTACTCCACCTGATTCTACAGCAAGTGCAACTTTGATTACTCTTAAGAATAGCAATTTTCCTTATTATAGAGGAAATTGTCCTGGAGCTGTTGATACATCAGCTGTAGGTGGCTATAATTATTGCAAAGCCACGCTGATGAATTATGTGACAGCAGCTTACACTTGCAGAAGAGGTGGTATACGACGAAAGTATGTAAGAGTCAACGGGTTCAACGATGTCAAATCACAGATTATGATGGTTACCCGTGTTGCCAATCTTTTCGGCGGAGGTTATTCGATTACGAATACCAGTGTCCCAGTACAGAACAACTCAAATAGTAATGCACGACACAGGTTTTACTCCGTCGCCCTCCCACATACGTGGGATGGTACCTTTGCTACCGTAGTAGATCAGAATCCAGTTTGTGAAGTTGAGATTCCGTACTACTTTAATGTCAGATTTTCGCCTGGGAAACAGGCTAACTGGACATCTGATACAACTACCTTCAGGAAATATCATAGGGTAGATACTATTGTGGAAGCAAAGAATGACGATCCAGTTGCTCTCTTCTGTTTCGTCGCTGCTGGTGAAGATTTCAACCTTGGTTTCTTCACTGGGGCACCGGTGATGTACTATGTTTCACCTAGTGCCGATCCAGCATCAGGATAGCTGGATTACTAACAGGGACACAACCCTGTATAATCAAATGTGGAGTTATAAGATTCTCCAGTACTTACAACAAAATCCACGTGTCGGTGGCTGACACGGGGGACCTGTATTTTTTGGTCCCTGGGCTATGCCGTATTAACTTTGTGACAAAGGTTTTTACCTGGCATAGCCAGGGTTTTTCCGGAGTCACAATTTTAACTAGCGTAGCTCTGTAGTGTTGGAAAGCACTACCACCACGCGAGGCGATCTGCACCCTCGCGTGGCGCTTGAG